AAACGATAGCATGGATTTAATCGACGATGTGCTTGACGGCACCACGCCCGTCACTGGCATTGATATTAACTCTGGCACTATTGATAATGTTGTTGTTGGCGGCACTACGGCTGTCGCTGGTACGTTTACTGTTCTGACAGCAAATACATCTTTGGGCGTAACCGGCAACATCACTGTGTCTGGCACTGTTGATGGTCGTGACGTTGCTGCGGATGGCACAAAGCTAGACGGTGTGGAGAGCGGTGCTACTGCCGATCAGACGAAGGCTGACATTGATGCGCTGGGCATTGCGGCAAGCACTGCGGCGACACTAGCAACTGCGCGTAATATTGCGTTATCTGGTGATGTTTCTGGTTCTGCGTCTTTTAACGGTTCTGCGAATATCAGCATTACAGCAACGGTTGCTGATGATAGCCACAACCACGTTATCTCAAATGTAGATGGGTTGCAGACTGCGTTGGACGGTAAGCAGGCATCAGGCACTTACAACACCGTTATTGGCACAGACAGCGACATTAACACGTCTGGCTCCACCATCATTGACAACATCTTCGTCACAGACGGTGTTATTACCAGCATGGGTACTCGTACTCTAACACCGGGTGATATTGGTGCGTTGTCCACATCAGGCAAAGCTGCTGACAGTAACTTGCTGGATGGATTAGACTTACACACAGGACGTAACAACCAAGCCAATAAAGTAGTCCGCACACAGAGCAACGGCTATGCGGAGTTTGGTTGGATTAACACAACGTCAGGTGATACAGGATCAGGACTATCACGCATTTATGTAGACACTGGTGATGGTTATATTCGCAAGTCAACGCTGGCTCATGTTGCATCTCAAGGTGGGTATCACGTTAATAGCTACTCAAACAACATGACTGCTAATCAGGCTCTTGCTGATGATTGGTTTAGGTCAATAGGAAACACTGGCTGGTATAGCAATTCTCACGGTGGCGGCATACACATGACAGACAGCACTTGGGTGCGTGTTTATAATGGTAAGCAATTTCTTGTAGATAACAAAGCAAAAGCAGATAGCTGGCAGGAATTGTATACTGCCAAGTCAGGTACAAGTGTCACTTTAGATGCAGACACAAGTGGTGCGTTTAGTTTATCCATGTCTGGTAATACAACATTTACCTTTAGTGGAGTTGATAGCAACACTTCTGTTGGCTTCATCCTACAGCTAACTGGCAACGGCTCAACAGTCACATGGCCCTCCTCTGTTGATTGGGCGGGTGGTACAGCCCCTGATGCACCGGCTTCTGGTGAGACTGACATTTACGTTTTCTGGACACGCAACGGCGGGACAACATGGTATGGCGTCCAATCCATAGACGCAGCGGCATAAAAGCGGTAAGATGCCGATAAGCAAAGGAATTCGATATGGCAAGCACTTGGACAACCAATAACGCGATAGAAAAAATCGCAGATGGTGAAAAGACCGATACTTGGGGTCAGATTACCAATCGCAATTTTGACATCGTAGATCGCGCAACAAGCGGGGTTGGCACTATTGACTTGTCAGGAAGTGCAGCGGCTCACACACTAAGCACAACGGACGGCACAACTGGTGACAGCCTAGATGACGGTCAATACCGCGTCTTGGTGCTTTCAGGCGCTACAGAGGCTTGCACAATCACTGTAAGCCCTAACGATGCGTCCAAGTTCTACCTTGTGGACAACGATAGCGGATTTGATGTTACATTCACCCAAGGCTCAGGGTCAAATGTTTCAATTTCCAATGGATCGACGGGTGTAATTTATTGTGACGGCGGCGGTGCTACAGCAGCGGTCAAGTCGATAATCGACAGCACTACCCTCATTACACTTGGAATTACAGCTTCAGCCGCCGAGTTAAACATCCTTGACGGTGTGACGGCTTCCACTGCCGAGCTGAACTACAGCGACATCACAACGCTTGGCACATCCGAGGCCAGCAAGGTCGTAACTGCGGATGCAAACGGCGTTGTCACTTTTGATAATGGCATTGTCGAGGAAAGCACTGCTATTACATCATCCAGCAATGCTGCAACGCTTGATCTTCATACCGGCACAAACTTTACGCACACCTTAACCGAAGACGTAACATATACGTTTAGCAACTCAGGGGCGTCAGGTCGTGCTTCTGCGTTTACGCTAAAGGTCACGCAGGACAGCACGGCGCGTACAATCACATGGCCCAGCTCTGTTGATTGGAAGAATTCGAATGCACCTACGCTCTCCGCAGCAAGTGGTGCGGTAGATGTTTTTGTATTTGTAACTTATGACGGCGGCACAACGTATTACGGCTTTGCGGCTGGTCAGGCGATGGGGTGATTTAAAATGGTAGCATGGAAAAAGACAATGATGGCTTCTGCTGGTGGAGCAGAAAGCCCTTGGGTTTTAACAATAACTGACAATTCCGATCAGCTCGATAACGCAACAAGTCACTCAAGGGTGCAAATAGATGACCAATGGGGTGGTCAAGCTGTAGGTGCATTGTCTGACGGAAGCCTTATAATGACATCTCTCCAAGAATACGATCTTAACAACACAAGACGTGAAAGGCCGTGGATTTGGAAGTTTGATAGTGACGGAAATTTTGTTTCGGGTAAGTATTTTGGCGATGGGTACTGGGACATATATAATAACCAATATATTTCACCAAATGTTGTAATAACTGATGATGATAATATTATTATTGCGATGTACGCAAAGGACACCGCACAGGGCTTAACAAATCAATATGCTAACTATCATTGGGTTTTAGATAGTGATTTAAATATGATCTACGCATACGAGGGAGCAGTAGGTGGAGGTTTTGGCTACGGGGGCTCTTATCAAGTTATAGGTACAGACCATCTGTATTATGGTTACAATGGTTTCTGTTCTTACAATGGTGCAGCAGCTTCAAAGCCTTCTACTGTGCAGAATTATTATAGCGCATATCCAGGCTTTTCGTATAACACAGACCACTCAAGTGTATTTCCTTTTGGGACAAGTGGTCAGACATATCACACAACAATAAATAGTAGCACAACTAAACAAATAAAAATCATATACCGTAATACCTCATTGCCAAATATGGGAGCTAGGGCTTGGACAACGCAGATAACAGGTAACACCCCAAGCAACAACACTGCAACAACTAATACGTTGACTTGGAGTGAGTATTATCAGGGAGCTTCTACATCAAGCACATATGATGCATACGTTGCTATGGCTGATGTATCATCTGTTTCCACTAAAGAGCATCCTGTTTTTTATAAACTAGCTTACTCAAACGGAGCAGTATCTCAAGCTAAACGGTTTTGGTATAATGTTTTCCCATACACAAGCTATGGCATGAGAGCAAAGATGGCGGGGACATCTCCAACAGGGGATGTTTATGTTATTTGCCAACCAGACACGAGTAACCCAGAGGACTTTGTGTTGTTATGGTTAGACAGTAACTTATCACTTCAGAAGGCTGTTTCATTTGAAATTCCATCAGGTCCAAACAACATAAGTTATTATAAGACGACACCGGGTACGGGTTCCAGAGGAGGTCAGGGGATAAATTTCTCAGCTGATGGTTCTCATTTGTATATATATGGTTATACACCATATACTGGTTATGATGGTTCTAACTACATTTATTCCAATGGCCTGTTCGTCATGAAGTACCCGACAGATTTATCAGTTACTGGAACGGCAGCGATTGAGTTTGCAAATACCACAGACAGTCCTTGGGTCTACAACACAACTGGTGTTTTCAACATAACTGACATCACCAGCAATAGTAACGTTACTTTTGACAACTACACGAACTATACGGAAAGTAACCTTGGCAGTGGTACTCACAGTTCGGGCAATCTTGGAAACGTTACCCCGCAAGACACAACATTCCCAACTGAAAGAACATACAACCAGTTAGGGTATCCCTCTTACACTGATATAAATTCAGGCCCAATTTGATCCTTGGAAAGGTTAAAATATGTATGTAAAAACTGAAAATGGCGCAGCAGTCCAATATCCCTATACTGCCCGTATGCTGAAAGAAGACAACCTAAACACTTCTTTCCCCAAAAAAATGACAGATGAAATTTTAGCTAGCTATGGGGTTTACCCCGTTGCTACGGCTGACGTGCCAAGCGTTAATCATGCAACGCAAAACTTAACATCGGCTGACGTGCCTGCTCTTATAAACGGTGTTTGGACAATTTCTTGGGTTGTAAGTGATAAAACCGCAGAAGAAATAGAGCAACATGACGCAGGAACAGCCGATTATAATAGGCATAAGCGAAATATTCTAATAGCCGAAACAGATTGGTGGGCGTCTTCTGATTTGACCATGACTGCTGAACAAACAGCATACCGCCAAGCACTGCGTGACATCACAAGCCACGCTAACTGGCCCCACTTGGAAGAGGCTGATTGGCCCACTAAACCGTAAGGATGCTCAATGCCTCTAGTACCGCTAAACATTCCCAAGGGCCAGTACTCTAACGGCACAGAGTATCAATCTTTAGGCCGCTGGCGCGATGTCAACCTAGTGCGCTGGCATGAAGACAGCTTGCGCCCTGTGGGCGGATGGCGCCCCCGTGCGCAGTCTGACAACTCTGCCGTAGACGCTGGCGGAATTGTGCGAGGGGCTCACACTTGGGTTAATAACGATGGTGAGCGGTACGCTGCTTTTGGATCGCATGACACTTTAACAGTAATGTTGGAAAGCTCTGTTACGTCAGACATTACGCCGGGTGCGCTAACTGATGGCCGAATTGACGCAACGATCAACACTGGTTTTGGCTCCGGCGGCTGGGGCTTGTTTGGCTGGGGCGTTGAGCGCCCAGACTTGGGCACTGTCCTTAGAGCCACCACTTGGTCTCTAGATAACTTTGGTGAGTTCCTCATTGCCTGCTCATCGGATGACGGCGTAATCTACGAGTGGGATTTGGCAACCGCCACGGCGACTGTGGTTGCTAACGCGCCAGTGGACTGCTCTGCAACTTTCGTAACTGAGGAGAGGTTTCTTGTCTGTCTCGGTGCGTCTGCCAATGCAAGACTGGTAAAATGGTCAGACCAAGAGGATAACACGATTTGGACTGCGGCGGCTACTAACCAAGCTGGCGACATAGAGTTGCAAACTAACGGAAAAATCCTTGCCGGAGTGCGGACGCGGGGTCAGTCTTTAATCCTGACAGATCAAGACGCCCACACAATGACATATCAAGGGCCGCCATTTGTTTATGGCTTTCAAAGGGTTGGCACAGCTTGCGGTATGATTTCGGCTGGCGCATATGCCTCTGTGGATGCCGGTGTTGTC